TTGTGATCCGATTTTACTTTTTGATGCCTAGCGTCTGAAATCCAACCATCCGATTTTCTTGATCTATCGGCAAAACTGTCATCAATCTGTTCCCGAAGTTGAACGGCAGCTTTAGATAGAAATGGTTTCATTACGCAAGGAGGAGTTTTGCTTCATCCTCGGTAATGCCTAAACGCTCCAGCAACTCAATTTTGGCTTGTGATTTAATAGATTCTTGCTGAGATTTCCAAGCATCTACTTTAGCAAAACCTGCTTCAAACTCTTTTTTGGTAATAGGTTTAACGCCTTCATCATAGCGAATCGAATCAAAATCATTTTCAATAATGACCCAACCACCAGTAGGAATTAACATTTCCAAAACTTCTGAACCTTTAGCCATTATGCACCTATTTCCATTAATATAATTGTTGATGCTTCTGCGCTATCATATTGAACTGCCACAGACGCAGACGCAACCCGATTTGCAAATTGTGTTTTATAAGTTGTTGCGGAGGTTGTTGATGGACTGTCCAAATAAGCAGAACTAACTGAAATTGTATTTCTCACATCAGTTCCAGTATAGGCAGCCACACTTGTAATTGGATCTAAAATTGCCGTTGAGCCACGAAGTAATCTTAATTTAACACCATTACCAGTATTTCCTAAAGCTTTATTTACTGCCTGTTGGCTAATTAAAACTAACACTTTACTACTTGCGCTGGACGGAGTAATTGTGGCAGATAAATTTGTGTCAGCATAAGTTGTTGAACTGCTTGCCACTTCTCCAGTAGTTGATCCATAAACAACTTGCAAAACCTTGCCACCACCAGCAGCAGCAGCCCATTTTAATCCTGTGGCTTGAGCACTATCGGCAGTTAAAACATAATTATTAGTTCCAACCGCTAAACGACTGAAAGCATCTGCACCAGTTCCAACAACTAAATCACCTTTAGCATCTATTGCTGTTGCAACTGTGTTTGTTATAACTGGAACTGGTCCTGTTCCTGATGCAACAGAAATTCCTGTTCCTGCTTGCACCTCTGTAATATCACCAACATCATTTGCAACCCATGATGGCACTCCACCGACAACAGATAAAATTTGACCCGTTGTTCCAATTGGCAGTCTTGTGTTGGTGTTTGCTGTTGCTGAACGATATTCAATATCACCAAGTGTTGTTGATGGATTTAAGGCTTTTGTTGTTGTATCAACAGATGAACCAAGCGTGCGAATAGCAGCTGCGCCATCCTTAACCAGATCGGTGTCATCCGGTGTTTCCCAATTATAATTCGTTGTGTTTGCCATATTAGGCTACTGCTCCAATCGCATTTTCCCATGTTAGTATAGCGGATAAAGTGTTCCATGCCTCTGAGGCTGATACTTGATCCCAAGCAAGTGCTACTTGAGAAAATTCAATCGGGCTCAAATTTATGGTTAAAAATAATTCGTTGAATCTAGTGCTCCAACGCCAACCTTCCACATAACCCTCAAATTGTTGAGTTGGGGCTATTTGAACCGGCAAGTCTGTTATTCGCATTGGCTGACCCACAAAGATTTGAAGCAAGGCATCTCTGTCAGCATCATCAATGGCTGAGTTAGTCAATGGGAATGTAATGCTGTCAAATAAGGCTCTTGGATATGATCTAAGCGCAATAAAGCGATCAGCAACAGCTTGTGCATCAGTAGCATCATGCAAAACTGTATTTAGAGTTTCACCTCGATAGCCAAAGGTTGCGATGCTAGTCAGGTCAATTGCAGTTTTCTGTGATCCATAGTTGTTGCCGTAATTGAGGATAATCTCATTGCGAACATCTGCACCTCTAGTTAAAACCTTTAATCCTGCACCAATAGCAGTATTTGCTGAAATCTCTGTGTATCCATTATTTGCAAGGTAATTCTGTCGATGCGTTGTGTCAGCGTAGGAGATGCGACCTTCATTGTCCTCATACAAAACGCCAAGTGCGCTGTTAGCGATAAGGCTTGCAATGTTGTAAGTGGTGTCAGGATCAGCAGTTCGATTTTCAAGTTCATAGACACCAGGGCGATCAATTTCTCCAAGCCCTACATTTTCAGCATTAGCCCAAGTAATTGTTGGATCATAGCCTGACCAAGTTTCAGCTGCTGGCACTTCATTCCAATTGTTTAGGAATATCTCTGAAAGCAATTCCCAAATCTGATCGCCGTCATCATCTCTTGCCAAAGTGCCGTCATAAATTACTTTTGGCAGTTTAGCCAATGAACCTAAAGCGAGGATTGTATAAGTAAAGGTTTCAGCAATACTGCTGGCAGTTGCAACCTCAGTTGTGATGTCTGTGATGTTGCCACCGAACAAAGTTCGATAGGTGTCTGTGCTGTCTTTAACTTGAAGGGTTATTCCATCATTGACTTGTAAATTATAGTTTTCATTGTTTAATGCAACCAGTTCAATCTGCATATAAGATGGATTTGGTTGGGAATAAATATCCTCACGACCAGCCTGATGGGCGATGTCAGATATTGCAACATTTGTGTATTCAACCGCATTGATTGTGAGTTTCCAATCGGGAGTAAATACAGTCATTATCCGCCCTTGATGCCTGAGTTATACAGCTGTGGAACTGATCTTGATGCGCTGTTATTTAATACCTTTGCAACTGCTCTTGCAGACCCTTCGGGATCAACTGATTGAACAGTAATGTTATTAACAGTTGTTCCAGCCCTTGCAGCACCTGCTGCTAATTGAGCAGCGGTAGCAGGTTGAGCATTAGCCACAGCAGAAGCAGCTTGACCGAATGGAGTTCCAACCGAAGTTGATGCACCTATTGTGCTGATGTTTGGCAAAACTGGGATTGCATTATAAGCATTAATTAACCGATTAATTCCTGAAATAGCATTATCAACAGCTGTTTGAATCGCAGATATAACTTTGCCGATTATATCAACAATTCCACCGGCAATAACTCCAACAGTCTTTAATGCTGCGCCTAAGCCAACAACTAAAACTGGAATAATCACATTAGTTATAAATTGACCAAATGCGTCAAATGCTTCTTGATTATCTTTAATGGCTTGTTTAATTGGATCAAAGTATTTAGCAAACTCTTGTAATTTAGGCACTACTTTATTGACAATAAGATCAACGAATCTTTCAACAAATGGAAGTAATCGATAACCAATTTCTTCTTGTGCTTCAGAAAATGCTTGCTTTAATCGATCAATTCTGCCTTGAAATGTTTCAGCGTTTGCAGCTGCTGCACCACCATATAGGTTGGTTAAGACTTTAGTAGTTTCTGTAAAATCCATTGCTTTAGCATCGGCTTGAGTTATACCAATGCCAAGTCTGACTAATCTTGTATCTTGTCCTTCATACCCCTTTGATAATGCCTCGACAACTGTGCTAAGTTCTTTTCCAGTTCCTTTTGATATATCAATTGCAAGGTTAAGCAGTTTTTGTGATTGAGTTGTATCTTTTGTTGATACCGACAATCTTTGGAATGATGCTCTTAAATCATTGTCTGTAATACCGGTGGCTAATTGGGTTGAACGGATGTATTCCTCAGTTGCCTTAATTTGCGCATCAGTAGCCCCTGTGGCGGTCTTTAAGGCAGCAGCCAACCTCAACTGTGCTTGTTCATCCTCTATCGCTGATTTGACCCCATCAACGGCTAATTTAGTGCCATAGGCAACGGCAGCAGCAGCAGCAACCGCAAATGCAGCAGCAGCCTTTTTTCCAAAGTCAGCAATTTTACTTGCATTGGTTTCAACGGCTTTATCAGCTTCGCCTAATTTCTTTTTTAAGTCATCAACATCGGCAAGGATTGATAACTTTAAGGTGCGATTACCGGTTGCCATTAGACCCATTCCTTAATAATGCGATCAAAACTTGCTTCCCATTTGTTAATCAATTCAGGCTGAATTCTGCGAAGGGTTGGATAAATAAACCATCCCCGACTACCTCTGCCTTGCCGTCCTGAATATGCAGGGAACTGTTTGAACTTATTTGAACCAAACTCAACACCACCCCATAGGGTTTGCGTAGTAGCACCACCTGAAAACTTTTGTCTTGCGAAGCCATAACGGAACTCACCAATTTTGCTTGACTTTGAGATGCTAACTCCATCCGCAACTCTTTGCGCAACTTTGCCAGATTTTGTTCTTGTTTGAGCAGCTGCCTTAATTTCCTCAGATGCAAAATACGCCAGCGCAGAAGATTGAGTTCTTGCTTCCTCTGTCGCTTGGTCATCCATAAGTTTGAATGCTTTGTAAATATCACGCAGATCAGACTTATTGTAAG